CTTTGTGAGAAATTTCGACGCCCCGCCTATTTGCTTGGACGAGGATAAGCTGAGCTGTGTCGTTGAGTTCTTGGCTGCCCGGATTGTTGCTGAGTGCAAGGAGGCTGGCGTGGATGTGCTGGCTCCTTTGTCCCGGGAAGAGACCGTGAATGGCATAGATGGGAATGATTTCCTGTCTCGTGTCAATGTTCATACGAGCGGAGGATACGGTTTTCCGGGCAAGAAGGAGAGGTACTTGCCTGTGGTTGACGGTGTTACGCGTTGGTACACTGAGGAGCTGAAGGAGGCCGTGGACAAGATTGAGGTTGCATATGAGAGCGGGTGCTCTGGCTGTGCAACGTTCACCGCCTGTAAGAAGGATGAGGTACGCAAGGCGTCGAAGGTTCGTAAGGGTGATACGCGAATCTTCGCGTTCCCCGATTTGGCCTCGTACATGGTATCGCGTCGATTCGTGGGTCCTCTTAATGCGATGTTGAACTTTTGCGGCAACGCAACTGGATCGGCCATTGGCATTGATATGCATCGCGAGGGGGCTGCGCGAATCCGGAGCTTGTATGAGTTCTCTACCAAGGTGTTCGATGGGGATTGGGCCAAGTATGATTGTAGGATGCCCTTTGACATAGGGTTTGCTGCCTGTCGCGTGTACTACCGGGTTGCCCAGTTAATGGGCTACAACGCACGGGCTTTGAAAGTTTTGCGCGGTGTGTTGACGGACTTTCTATTCCCTATAGTTCTGTTGGAGTCAGATTTGCTCGTGATCCCTGGTTTCAAGCCCTCTGGTATGTTTGGCACAGCAGAGGATAACACTCTACGGAACATGATCCTGCTACAGTACTTTTGGCTCAGTCAGATGGGCTCGTTGGAAGGTTTCTACGATCGAGTTAAGGCCCTTTTCTATGGTGACGACATGCTCGTAGCGGTGGCGGAAGAGGACGCGGAGTTGATTAATCTTCGTACGTATTCTGAGTTTGCCGCGAGCGAGTATGCTATGAGCTTGACTTCTGCGCGTAAGGACGGAGAGATGCTTCCGTTTTCGGCGCTACACGATGTGTCTTTTTTGAAGAGGTCAGTGCGATTCCATGAAGGTCTTGGCAAGGAG